GGTGTAATACCTGGAATACCAAATGTAACTCCAACACCTGGAACAGGTTTCTTTGACCAACGAACATCTGCTGAATTAGCATCATCACCATCTTATCTTGGTGCTTCGGCAACATTGTATCCTAATCGCTTAGGCGAACCAACAACAAGTAGGTTATATCGTAACGAGAATACATCATCAACAGTCATTGGAATAGAGACCGCCGCATTAACCAAAGGTGTATCTACTGCAGGTGGAGGCACATGGTCACAACCAACACCTTCTTATAATGCCAAACCACCATATAATGATGTCAAAGAAACCGAATCTGGTCATGTATTAGAATTTGACGATACACCAAAATCTGAAAGAGTCCATGTTGCTCATAAGACTGGTACATATGTTGAAATGAGACCAGATGGTTCTAAAGTTACCAAAGTTGTTAAAGACAATTATGAAATTACTGCTGGTGATAACTATGTAAATATTAAAGGCGTGTGTAATATTACTGTAAATGGAAACGCTAACATTAAGGTTGATGGTGCATTGAATACCGAAGTTGGTGGAGATTGGAACATTAATGTGAGCGGTAAGGTCAATGGAACAGCACAAAGTTGGAACTTAACTGGCCAAGGTTCAAATGTTATTGTTGATGGTAATGGTATTTCTGTTACTGGTAATTATAACCTAACTGGTAATTACGAACAAACAGGTAATATGATTGTTAGTGGCGATATAACCGGTGGAAGTATAGGCATAAATTAACAAAAACATCAGAATAGGTGTAATAAATAACAGATGGCAACTTTACAAAAAATATATTCTGATATAGATTTAACCTTTGCGAAACATCCAGGTAAAGGCGATATTGTATTAAGTTATGATGACCAGGCTGTTATTCGTTCGGTTCGAGGTCTACTACTAACTAATTTTTATGAAAGACCGTTTCAACCTGATGTAGGTTCAAATTTGACAGGTTTGTTGTTTGAAAATGCATCTACTGCAACTGCAAATGCTTTAGAAGAAGAAATTAAAAATGTAATAGCAAACTATGAACCTAGAGCCTTAGTAGAAAGTGTTTATGTTTCTGCATCACCAGACCAAAACACTTATAATGTTACACTTACATTTTTTATAGGAAATAATACTCAACCGACTAATGTCACCTTATTACTAACGAGAAACCGATAATGGCAGCGAACACCAATATTCAATTTACGACACTTGATTTTAATGATATCAAGAAGAATTTTATAACCTATTTACAAAGTCAAAATGTATTAAAAGACTATGACTATACAGGTTCAGCATTATCTACATTACTTGATGTTTTAGCATACAATACACAATACAATGCTTTCTATTTGAATATGGTTGGTAATGAAACATTTTTAGATACTGCTATTCAAAGGTCATCAGTAGTTTCTCAAGCTAAAGTATTAAACTATACACCACTATCTGCTATTGCACCTACTGCTACTATTGCGATGAATGTGCTTAATGTTATGGCATCTTCATTGACAATACCACAATATACAAGATTTTTATCAAATGCAATCGATGGCGTTAATTATACTTTCTTAACACCTGAAGAATATACAGTTAATGTGGATACTTACAACACAGCATCTTTTCCACTTATTGAATTGAAGCAAGCAACACACAGTTCTTTTTCATATCCAGTTGATACTGTAGGTAATCCTACATTAACATTTGAGATTGCTGATCCTAATATTGACACGACAACATTACAAGTAACGGTACAACAATCTTCATCAAACACTTACGCTCAAATTTATAACCTTTCATCAAACTCATTAGAGCTTAACGGTTCAAGTCTTGTATATTTCTTACAACAAGGGCCAACAGGAAATTATCAAATCTATTTTGGTGATGGTGTTTTAGGCGCTACATTATCAACAGGTAATATTGTTAATATAACATATCTATCAACAAACGGTACAGCAGCTGCTGGAGCAAATAGTTTCACACTATTAGATACAATCTCTGGATACGGAACAACTACAATCTTTCCACTTACACCAGCAACAAACGGCGCTGATGTAGAGTCCATTCAATCAATTAAATTTCAAGCACCTAAAGCTTATGCTGCACAAAATCGTGCTGTAACTAAAAATGATTATATTACCGCTATTCAACAAAATACATTTGGTTATTCATTTGATGCAGTGAATGTTTGGGGCGGAGAAGAATATGATTCTCCAGTATTTGGTCAAGTCTTTATTTCATTAAAACCAAAAGGCTCATTTAATTTTACAACATCACAAAAAAATGCTATATTAAGAGATATCATTAAACCTATTTCGGTTGTAACTATTCAACCTACTATTGTTGATCCAGACTATACATATCTAAAACTTAATGTAGATGTATATTATGATCCAACACAAACAAATAAAACATCAGCACAAATACAATCAGGTGTTGTTGCCGCTATAGAGCAATTTGGTGTTAATACATTAAACACATTCAATTCTACATTTAATGCTTATGATTTATTGACAACTATTCAAAATTATGATCCTTCAATTCTTACAAGTCAATATAAACTATTCTTACAAAAAAGAATTATACCTTCATTAACGTCTGTATCTAATTACACAGTTTATTTTAGCACACCTTTACAAAAAGGTATATTCAACACAGCTACTACAAGCTATCCTGGTATGAGATATGTTGATCCTCTTGATCCAACAAACATAGTTGATAATGTGTTTATTGAAGAAGTGCCGACCGCTAATTACGGTTTATCATCAATATCACTTATAAATCCTGGATTTAATTATTCTGTGACACCAACAGTAACCATTTCTGGTGACGGAACAGGTGCTACCGCTTTAGCGACTCTTAGCACTACAGGTCAAATTTCTAATATAACACTTACCAATGCTGGTAATAATTATACAAGTGCTGTTGTTACAATAACTCCTACTCCTAATGATGGCACAGGTCAAGGAGCCGCAGCTACTGCTATTTTACAAGGACAATACGGTACATTAAGACTGTATTACTTTGATGCTAATGGTGTTAAGAATATTCTTAATCCTAATATTGGAACAATTGACTATGTTAATGGAATAGTGACATTAATTAACTTTCAACCTTATAGTATCAATAATAATTTTGCTGAATTAACAATACAAGCAACACCAACAACAGATATTATTTCATCAACATATAATAAAATAATTACAATTGACCCACTAGATACTAATGCTGTTGTGGTTAATGTTATAGCTAAAACAAATAATAATTAATGATACCTAATAATCAAAAAACTTCATTACTGGTTCCGTATCAGTTACCCGCTTACATACGGGACGATCCTGCTTACGCCAATTTTGTATTATTCGTTCAAGCATACTATGAATGGATGGAACAAACTGGTAATGCTATTGATGCATCAAAAAATCTTTTAAATTATAAAGATGTAGACAAAACTACGGCTGAATTTATTCAATACTTTCAGAATGAATTTTTACCTTACTTTCCCCCGCCATCAGAATGGACAGCCACAAATCAAGCAAATGTAATTAAACTTGCTAAACAGATGTATCTTTCAAAAGGTACACCTGCAGCCTATAAATTTCTTTTTAGAGTTCTCTATAATTCAGATATAGATTTATTTGATACACAAGACCTTGTAATTAAAGCATCGTCTGGTGAATGGTATGTTCCAACATATTTACAAATACTTCCACCACTTACATCTAATACAGCGTATGTTGGAGGATATGATGATAATTGGTTAAATACAAATAACTTAAAAGTATTTGGTGAAACATCATTAGCTTCAGCAATAATTGAAATTTGTGAACCGCAATATCCTATTGTCAATGGAAAAACTGCAAATACCTTTTTTGACATTCCGGCACAAAAACCAATAGAATATCTCAAACTATACATATCAAACATTGAAAGAAACTTTATATCTGGAGAAAATATAACAGTATTATATGCAAATAATGTTCCTGCATATTTTCCAACAGCACTTAATTTAATTGATCCTAATACTGGATCACCTGCAGCAAGTGATGGTCATCTACACGCTAGACTTATTGGGCGAATAGATTCAATTACAATAGATTCTAGACAAGGATATCAAGGACTATATTATGTTGGTGCAAATACGACAACTGGATATAAAGGCGATCCTGTTGTATTTCTTAATGAAATTGGTGTTAATATACCTCCACTTGCTGAATTAGGAGGTTATTACTATCCTGCTAGAGCCTATGTTTCAACTGTAACACCCGGTTCTGCTACAAATATAAATGTTCCTAATGGAGGTTATGGATTTACAGATGGAAATACTTCAAATAATTTCTATTCAACTTTATCTATTCCAAATTCACAATTAGTAGCAACAGTAGGTTCTGTAAATACATTAAATCCTGAATTAGTATCATTTATTTCTAATAATTCAATATACACTTTAGCATCTAATACAAATGCTAAATTAGGAATTACAGTCACAAGTCTTACCAATAAAACATATACTGTAAATACAGGAATAAATTGGGGTTTTGCTAATGTTGCTATTTCTAATGGATCAACATCTTTAGCTAATGCTTTCACATTCTTAACATATAACACATATCCGTTATTAACTGCTTCATTAACCAGCTCCACAACATTATTACCAAATCCAATTCCACCAGTTGCTGCTCAATCATTATATGTAACAGATGCAACCAATACATTAGCAAATACGACATACGATGGTAATTTATCTAATTTAGGAATTCTTGCGCCAATTCAAATTCTTAATGGTGGATCAAATTATGGTAATAGTAATACTGTTTTAATTGTTGGAGGAACTGGTTATGGTGCTTATGCTAATATAAGTGTAAACTCTGCCGGTTCAATTGTATCTGCTTACTACACATATCCATCAAATAATAATCCTGACCAATATCCTTTAGGTGGATTGGGTTACTTGCCTACTAATTTACCAACTGTTCAAATTAATACATCTTCAGGATCAGGTGCATCATTATCAATACCTGGTATTTTAGGACAAGGAGCATCTTTAGCATTGTCTTCAGGTACCGCTGGTCGTATAATATCATTCAATGTTGAAGGTCATGGTTCTAGTTATATTGATACACCTCCAGTATCACTAAAAGTTCAAGATATATTTGTTACAAGCACGTATCAATCCGCTTCCAATTATTATACTCTTCCTTCTGATGATTATTACAATTTAAATGCAGGAACAGCATATGCTGATTATGCTTTTAAAGTAACTCAAAATACCAATAATTATTCTGCTAATGTAGACACATTAGTATATGTTGGAACACTACAAGCAAATTCTATCTATACTGATGTTTATAGACTTCGTGTTTATGACTATACAACAAAACCGACTGCTAATTTATTCTTAAATTATCCTAGTTCAGCTAACTCTTCACAAAGTAATACTTTACAGATGTCCGCATTAGCAAGTCAAATACAAAATTTATACGATACGACTTCTGGTTTTATCTTAAATGATTCTCGATATGACACAGTAAATGGTTTAATTACATATGGTGACGGTAATGCTTTAGCAAAAGCAAAATTTAGTCCAGCTGCAAATAATGACCTAGGACATTATATTAGTGATATTGGTTTTTCTAGCGGATCACAAGTAACACAAAGTCTTAAATTTAACACATATACTTACGAATTAACTGTCGATAAAGAAATTGCTAAGTATAGAAATACTTTATTAGGTTTATTACATCCTACAGGAACTCAAGTTTTGGGTAGGTATAATGTGTCTTCTAATACATCATTTAATCTTAGCACATCAGATGAAGTTGCTACTGGTACAACATTGTATCACTACACAAGTTTATTAAGTTCTTCTGCAACCATTTCAGGTTCTTTTGATAATCCAGCATCTAATGTAATCTCATTCAATAATTTATATGGTGCAAATTTAGGTAGTTTTATCTTTGCAAATGATATTGTTAGTTTAGTTACACCTCAAGGTCTCAATGTATCTTCATTAGTGGTATCAGTATCACCTGATTCTGTAGAAGACTTGTTAAATGAAACAGCACCAAGTGAAGATTTATTTACAGAAGTGGATGGTATAGCTCAAGGAAGAATTACAGCCAATACTGGAAGTAATACAGTTATTGGTACCGGAACAGCATTTACTAATCAAATGCTTCCATATACAATATTGACTACTGCAAATAACGTAAATCTAGGTTTAATTAAAACTGTTCAAGATGATACAACCATCATTTTAACATCTAATGCTACTTCTAATGTAACATCAAATACATATTATAAATCTATTCTTGAAGATTTACTATTAGATCCAGGCAATTCTTCTATCATTATTAAAGATTCAGTATTTACCGCATGGGGAAATATTGCTTATGCAACTGGAACAGCGGGAACAAATGCGATAAATATAGTATCAACAACTGAAGCATATTGGGTAATCGATACTCGTTGGGCTGATGAATATTATCCAATATACAATGGTTTAGGCATATCACTAGATGTCTTAATATACGCTGGTGATACAGTTAGAATAGGTTCTAATACAGCAATATCACAAGATTTGAAAGTAACATATGTTGATTATGCTAATAATTTAGTATATCTTAACGGAAACTTAACAAATAATCCAGATGGAGAAACACCTGACACAAGTTTGATATCTGTATACAGACCGTGGGTATCAGCGAATTCTAATGCTTTT